TTATCGTCGCCCCATGTTGTAATTAGAGCTCAATCATGGATGACGAACCCGAAAAACACATTGACCTCAACCCGTCTGAATACAGGCGCTTGGATGTCCCCAGGCGCGAACCCATCTTCGGCCCCGGAATTTGGGTGCTGCTAGGCAACGAAGATTTATGGGCAGCGCTTATCGTGGCGTGTATCTACTATTGGCTCCAATCAAAGGGGTATATGGATGTATTCCGCGAATGGCTGCTCGGTTAGCAGCCCGGCTGTCACTGAGCCCCAGCCGGGCCGGTTTGCGTTCCTTGCAACTGCATGAACCGCGTCGTCAAATCCCGAACGGCGTCCATATATTTCGAGTTCTTCGCCGCACGGCTCGCAACAGACGCGATTTTCGCCGGGTCATCAGAAAGCAACAAATCCGCGATGTTGCGAAGCATCCGCTCGTCGATTTTGCGGCCTGCATACTTCCCAACGCCGCCCGCTGCTGCCGCACCGATCCCGACAAGGGAAGCATTCTGCCAATCGCCAGTTACTGCGCCATAGCCTGTCCCGCTAACTAGCCCAAGCTCAACAAGTTGTCTTGTTGTCGTAGTGCCACCCAACGCGCCCCGCAGCGAATCCATCCCGGTTTCAATACGAACGAAGGCTTCGATTTCTTTGGCCTTCTGAGCCCCAAACGCCAAGGTCATCTTCTCCCGCGCCTCTGGCGAACCGAAGACGCTCTTGACGACATTCACGCGGTCGCGGGTGCTGTTGATCTTGTCGATAAGCTCCGAAGCGTAGCCGACTTGGAAAGCTTTCTTTTCAGCCGGGTTTAGCTTTTCAAGAGCCTTCGCCATTTCTGGCGTATTCCTTGATGCCTTCGCATACTTTTGACCAGCGTCAATCGCGTCTTCCGCCCCGAAGGCCGCAGCAGCTCCTGCCCGCGCTTCCTTGTATGTCGGGTTAGCTTCATCAAGCACGTTGATGATTTCACGCCGCAGATTTTTGTATGCATTGCCGACTTCGCCAGCACCGGATCGGTAATTCTGGTCTGCCGATGTGCGAAGGCCGCGCTGTATGTAATCCCACTCTCGCAGAGACGGCGCACGGCGGAATGTCACAGTGTCCGCAGTCTCGTCAATGTTGGCAATAAGCTGCTCGCCAAACTCCCGGCCTTCAGACTTTGCAACTTTCATTGCATTGCGAACGGCAGACGCTGGTACACGCTGCTGAAGCGCGTCAAGCTCAATTGGATGAGTGCCGCCAAAATTCTGATTGTACGCCTGCGTGTATTTCATCGAGTTAGATGCCCTTGCACCTTCCTTGACGCTTTCACGCAATGCCAGGTCGTCAACATTCCCGCCAACAATACGACCGATCACGGCTTTTGCGCGTTCAGACTGGGTATTGAACCTGTCTTCAGCAAGATCGGTGAACCTGGCCCTTGTTTCAGGCGACACGTTAGACGACGCGCGGGCAAGGGCGCGGGTGGTTTCGCCCCCGCGATCAACCAGCCTGACATCCTGTCCGTTCACGCGGGCAATAGCGTCATCGGCAGCGGATACGGCTTCTCTGCCCTTATCGGCTGCGATTGCTGCCGCGACACGACGCTCCGCATCAGTTTTTGGGCTGAACACGCTACGCGCTGCGTTAGATGCCGTGTCCCATCCCTTGCGGACGCCAGCCCCGATCACGGGGATTGCACCACCAGCCACGCCACCTACAGCCGCGCCATATCCAGCACCCTCACCCTTTTCGCCGTAATCAGCAGTACCCGCGCCGGTAACGCCGCCATATGCGGCACCTTCCGCCGCGCCAGCCGCCGCACGTGTCATAAGGCCGCTATTTGCGGCCCTTGCTGCGAGAGAACCGCCACCCTTGGCGATAGCGCCACCAGTAACAATAGCGCCTGCCAGATCGCCAGCGGTTGACGCAATAGGCGAACGCTCACGACGGCGATCTTCAAGCTCATTCTGCATCAGGCTTTCACGCTTATATGCTTCGCCGTAGCCAACGCCATCCTTGATCATGCGGACAGGCGCACCTACCGTTGCGCTATATGCCTCGTCGCTCCATCCGAAAAGCGGATCAATTACAGCGTCCTGAGCTGGAGAATTGCCCGTAGCCCGCTCGACGCGGCTGGCGTCCATATTGGCGCGGACAAGATCATCCTGGTTCTCTCCACCAGCAGAAGATTGGGTCAGCCGTGAAAGCTCCGCCAAACGTGCAGATTGAGCGGAAGCTTCAGACACATCACCATCGACAACGGGAGCGGATTGCCACCAGTCACCGTTTTCTGCAGGCGCTGGCGCTGGGGCACCCGACGCCAATGGGGCAGATTGCCACCAGTTCTCTGTATCAGCCATTACGGTTTTACCCTCATAGAGCCGTCAGGAGCGATAAACTTTGTGCCGGATGGCAATGCATCGAACTCATCTTTACTCGCCGGTTGTGGTGCTTGCGTAGCACCCTGCTGTTCCGGGGATGGCTGTTCTTCAACTGGCGTCTGATCCGGTCCCGCATCAGGGCCGTTAACGATTTGGTCATAGATCCGACGAACGCGCTTGAGGTTGTATTTCAACTGTTCCTCGTCTTGCGACTGGCTAAGGTTACCAAGCGCCGCCTGCAGAAGGTCCATTTCAGATTTGTTGATCGCGCCGAGTGCGCCACCTGTCGGAGAGCTGTCCCGCATGGCTTGCAGCTTATCAAAGCCGCTGTTTGCCCTAACCGTCTGGATCAACTGACCGACATTGAATGATTGCGTTCCTGGGACATTAGAAAGAAGGCCACCGACAGGCCCGGATGTAGGCAGAAGCCCCTGATCAAGCCCTTCAAGTGCGCGGTCAATGTCCTCAAGAACCACGTTTCCACTTCTTGCGGCGGATTCCTTGCCGACCCTTTTAGTCTCCACAAGTCGCTCCGCCTCAATCTGCGCGGGGCTTCCTGGAATTGCTGCGGCCCTTGGGAGCCCTGTCTCTGGATCGACTACAGGCTTGCCCGTCTCCGGGTCCAAAACATACCCGAAATCGGTGCTCAGTTTTCCGAGACCCGGCGCGCCGTCCCCAACATTAACAGTTGTCGCGCCAGCTTTTTTGTTGCCAACGATCCAGTCTTGGATCGTGCCTTCATAACCCTGCGCGACCGCCGCATCATACTCGCGCATGTCATCGGTCGGCTGGGATGGCTTCCCATAGTTCCCGACCGGCTCGACATCGCCAGTATCAGGATAAACCCATGCGACGGTCCCGTCAGGAAAGGTTTCAAGCTTTCGATTAACGCCCTTTGCCTTGTCCGTCCGGTATGTCTCATAAGCCTCTTGCGGCGTCATAAACCCATTGCGGGCTGCATCGGCCAATTCCGGCGACATGCGGTCCAGATATTCAATCTGCTTTGCCTGTTCGGCAGCGGCTTTGGCTTGGTCGGCTGCTTCTTTCGCGAGCCTGTATTCCTCTTGCGCGATTGTACGCTCACGGTCATCCTTGATGGCCTTCGCGCCCATAAAGCCTTGAGCGAATGCAGACATTGCATTCCCAGGTTCTTTGTACCCTTGGCGAGTAGCGTTCACCAATTCGGCAGGGCTAAGTTCATAGATACGGCGCACTGATGGCGGTACGGGCTCGGATGGCGCGGCGGGCGCGGTAGGTGCGGCAGGCGCAGGTTTCGGTACAGACGCACCCCCAGGCGCTACAGGCGCAGACGGGGCCATTGGAACCCCGCCGATCTGATCGGGCCGGGGCTGCGGCATAGGGCCGTTCTGTGGCAACATCTGATACGTCGCAACAGGCACAATCACCGGCTGGTCGTTTTGAACTCGGTTTCTCATTAGTACAGCCCCGCCACTTTAACAGCATTGCTTGCTTGACTACCGCCCAGCGCCGACTGCAAAAATGCGCCGAGGTCGCCAAAGGACTGGTTATTCGGCGTTGAAGACGAGCCGCTGGAAGACGATCCGACCTGCCCCGGAATGCCGTTAAGCACGTTGACAAGCGACGTGAGCTGGTTTTGATCCCAGTTCTCACGCGCCCAGAAGTCGGTGTAATCGGCGTTGAGCTGGTTTTGCGTCCAGTTGCGGTCATATTGGTCGAAGCCTTGCAGATTGCCGAGCCAGTCGGTTGTCGCCTGATAGTCGGTAAGGCCCATATTGTTGCCCATGTTGGCAAAATTGGCGTTGTTCGACATCCACTGATTTTGCAGGCCCGCGTTCTGGAATGCCGTACTGGCCTGACGGTTCAAATCATTGTTGAGCCAGCCCATAGAGCTTTCATAGCCCTGCGCATGGACCTGAGACGACAGGTCACCAATGGCTTCCATAAGGCTTTGATTGAGGTTGTCGCTCTCGATACCATGCCGGGAATCTCCATAGGCCCCGGCTGCGAATGCAGATGTGCCGAGCCGGTTGCGCGACCGCTGGCCTTCCTCGTCAATCCGGCGGATGGAATTGTCCAGAACTTCCGACAGGTACGGGTTGAGATAGTCCTTATAGGTCTTCGCGCCACCACCGCCGCCACCAGTCGGCGTTTTCGGCAAATCCTGCTTGAGCATATCCATGTTGAAGCCGTCATCGTCTAGCAGCGACTTCCAGAGATAGTTCGCGTTATCAGGATTGAAGAACGTATCAATCCGCGTCCCCTGATTAGGCCCGCCGCTCAGGTTGCTCATGATGCGGAATTCATCGGTGTCGTAGGACGAATTACCGATCGCCCGCGTGAACTGATCAAGGCCACCGGTAGCGTTCGCCGTCCAGTTGGCATCATCCAGCCACCACGAATCCCCGGTACTTGTGTCATACGGTCGGCTGAAAAGATCGGTGTACACATTGGAAAGCGCGGCGGTACGGTCTGACCCTTGCGCCGACCCGAGGATCTGCTTTTCGAGGTCAGCCCCGGAATAGCCGGAACTATTCCACCATGCGGCTTCATCGGCCCCCGGTGTGCGCCCAAACGCTTGCTGGTATAGTTCTTCAACGGTCGCCATTATCGCGAATCCTTATTTCAGCCGATTACATCAAAGGCCATGCTTGGCCTCGTGGCCCCATTTCACCGGCCTGATAGTGTACCCGCCCCTGCGGCTGACCCTGCCCCTGGCTTTGCGGCGTGGGCTGCTGAGCCTGCTGGTATTGCTGTCCCCCTGCATTCGCGCCAGCCTGCCACTGAGGGCGGTAGGGCGTGTTTGTCGGAAGCATGGACTGGACATCAACATCGTTGTATCCGCCAGAAAGCTGCACACCATTGCCGCCATAGTCGCCAAGCATGGTCGGAACCGAAACCTGATTTGGGGACATATTCATCATCTGGTTGATGCGATCCTGATACGGGTTGATACCCCGCGCCCTGTCCATCATCTGACCATTGTTGATTGCCGCAATAAACGGGTTCATCTGGTCGCGGCTTTCGGTCGGCTGCGCCACGCGATCACCTTCAAATTCGGGGAATGAACGCCCGAATATGCCGGGGATGCGGTCAAAAATCCTCTTGATTTCCGCGTCCAGTTCCGGGCTGACCTGCGGCGTGGTCGAGCTTTCTTGCGTGGTCGTGCTTTTACCGCCACCCGTAAGGCCCCCGATAAGGGACGCGCCCGCGCCAATAATGCTGCCTAGATCCATTTCATCACCTCATTGAGTTCTGTTTGCGCCGCGTTTCTTGACGTCCGTGACCAGCGTGGCGATAAGATTGGCGATATCGGAAGTCGTCGCCGTCGAAGGCGTCAATTCCCGCGTTTCGGTGTAGGCCCCGGTTATGGTGTAGGCGTCGAAAACCGCTTCGATGTCCTCATATGAAGCCAGCTCAACCTTGCGGATGGCGTTGACAAGCCATTGCGTTTCCTGCCCCTGGATAGGCTTGCCGAAGACCATCTTTCTCATCGTCTTGATCCGCTGGTCTGGATAAGGATTGTCGGAACATCGATAGCGAAATCACCGTCGATCACGGTCTGGGAGAACTTGCCATTGTGCCGCCTGCCCTCTACTCGCAAATCCTCAAGTTCGGATGTCTCGGCCAATGTGACCGTTTCCGTGTCAATCGAGGACGTCTGGTTCCGGTCATATGTGGTGATCGTGTAGGTTACGTCACCGGCTTGGCGGATGAAGTTCGGGTCGATCCCGAATACCTCGTGACGGACGCCACCGCGCGCAATGTCTACCGTCGCATATTCGATATAGGCTTCCATCGCCTCGCCGTCCGCGTTCAAGCCGACCTCATGCTTGTAAAGCTGGCCGCTTGTCGCCGCCTGGACCGGGTTTTGTGCGCCGCTATCAAAGACTGCGCCGGTCGTGCGGGTTTCTGACCCATTGACCCAGGAGAAGTCGTCAAGGCTGATAATCACGTACTTGGAGGGCTCGCCAGACTGGACGGGTACGAAATAGGCGTGAACCGAATTGGTCACCGGATTATAGATCAGCCAGCTTTTGGAAAACTGTAATTGGTCAGCCTGATCGAATACCCAGCTTTCCAGATCGTCGGAGCGGGGAACGTCAGAAACCGACCCATTCCACAGATGGAACTTTGTCCGCGACATCCAGAACGGACCAATCGGCGTCCTGCAAAATGCCATAGGGCCGCACAACCCGGCATTTGATGCTGAGAGACGCGTGTCATAGACAAAGTTCGATCCGGTGTATTGATGCTCGTAACAGGCCGTATCCGTCCAGATCAGGTTCATGCCGTTTGAGATAGAACAGCCAGCGATCAGTGCCGATCCTTCCGAAACCCGCCGCCCCGAGTTGGCAGTGTTCGTGCTTGTCGGCGTCCAGTTATTCACGCTGTCAACCGAAGCCCATGCGAACAGAAGCGGGTCTCCATCAACTCCGAGCGCGTGAAGATGGCGTTCTTCCGTCTGGAAAGCATATCGCAGGCTCCCAGGCGCATTGGGGATAAGCTCAGCCCTGCCGCCTTCCGACGAATCCCAATAATAGATCGATCCGCCAAGCGGGCTGAAAATCGCATCCTCGCCGATGTTATCAACCGCTACGCTGCGAGGATCGTAATAAATCGGGTCGAGGACAAGCGTTGTGGAGCCAAAAGCACCGAAACCGAATGAGCCCATTCCAAAGCCGCGCTGCTCAATCACGCGGTCGGCAGGACCAGGGGAAATCTCGAACTCAATAAGGACCGTCCCGCCGCCCGATGTCGAAGACGTTGCTGACGCGGAATGCGTGATCTTGAAGCTGTCAGCGTCAACAACTTCCGTAATGCGATAGAACCCGTCCAGGGTGACGCCGCCAACCGCAGATGCACCAGAAATCCAGACGCCATCATTGTAGGCCGCACCATGCGCGGTATAATCAACCGTTACGGTTGTGCTGCTGATTGTCGTGGTGAAAGGGTCAGTCTGGTAAAATAGATAATCGACCTTGCCGCCGCCGCCTGAAACGGTCGATGTGGCCTTGTCGATGAAATACCGGGTGACAGTCCCGCCGCCTGTTGCAGCCGTGGCGGTCCCGCCGAGCGTGATCGTGTAGCTGGCGTCATCCACAACGGTGATTGCATATTCGCCGTCTGGCGTCTGGCCACCAACTGCGGTCGCACCGGAGAAATACGCCATATCGCCCGTAGCAGCCCCGTGAGCGGCGTCCGTGACCGTGCAGGTGGTTGTGCCGTCCGTGGTGAAAGGGTCTGTCAGCGTGTCCTTGTCGTCGTTTCTGATCAGCTTGATGTTGTCCACGTCCGTGACGCTTTCAACTTCATACTCACGCGAAAGTGTTACGCCGCCGATCTTCGACCCGCCGTCCCATGAATTGCCATAGAACCGGATCACGTCGCCCACGCTCATCCCGTGCGCAGTGTATTCAAGCGAGATGATGCCAGACCCGCTTGTGGTCGAAAACGCATCCTCAAATGTCGTGTTGAACCGGAGCGGCGTGATGTCGATGGGCTCTATGCCATCCGTCGAGCCGTAAATCTTGAGATGCGTTCCAAGGCCATAGAGCGGACGGCCCTTGACGGTATTCCATGCCCGCATTCCCCTTGCGCGGCCCTCAAACAGCGTCGTGTTATAGGCTTCATACCCTGCCCGCTTGGAGGCCCTGCCGTCCTTGAACACCACATTCTGCGCATCAATCCACCGGCCTTTTGCGCCCTCCCGTGACAGCGACTTGTTGACGCCTGCCGGGATTGTGAGTTGTATGGATTGTTCGGCCATAAATTGCAGCCCTATGGTTTAGCGGTAGCGCCAGAGAGCGACAGCAAGGAACATCGCCAGCCGCTTCAGGCTAGACACGCCATCGGCTTTCAACGCCTCGTGAAACACCGCCGCGCTTTCGACACGCGACCAGCCGTCAATCAGCATGTGATCGTGCAAGGCTGCTGCTTTGAGGAATCGCCGATCTTTCGGGTTGAACGCCCATTGGAAGAGGCCGGGAATGGACACATCGAAGCGGAACCCGGCAGGGACCACATAGGTCAGTCCGGAGCCCTTCCGCCCGATGTCCCACCGGATGGGTGCATCGGTCAGATAGTCGCCGCCGCCGATGTCGACCACCGGCAGGGCGTCTGTGTAGGCGCTCATGGCCAGCCATCATTTACGTCGACGGCATCAAGCGCGGCCTCGTCTGCCGCCGCCTCGATCGCGTTCTTCAGCACCCACGACGCCGCATAGACCGACGCACCCCACGCCGCCATCGAGAGCAGAACATTGAGCCCATCCGCATATGAAAGCGTGATGTCGGTGTTGTCCTCTGCGCGAAAGTTCGCGCCTTCGAAAGCCCCAGCGCCGCCCATGACAGCGGCGGAGTAAGCCGCCTGCGAAGTCAGCCAGTTGATCCGGTCATCAGCATCACGTGTTTGCAGCACCTTGACGCCGTGCGGTGCGCCGAAGTCGTGACTGTAGCCGCCCGACAGAGTAGTGCTGACAATGGTGTTGACAGCGGCTTTTTTGGTGGCTTTTAGACTGGCCAGAGTTGGGGCCGGTATCTGCGCTTCTTCACGGGTCCGCTCAACCATTTCGCCTGTGTCAGTCAGTATTGTGACCATTTCACTCATGACAACTTAATCCCGATAAGCTTAGCTGTGCCGGCGTTGATGGTCCCTGAGGATGGCTCCAGCCTAAGGCCGTTGATGGTGGTTGAACAGAATGCGCCTCCAATCACCGTGGCATCCGCGCCAACCGCCTTCCGGCGGGCATTTACGTCGACATAACTTATCCCGGCGACACCTACACGGGAAAACCTAGCAACGCCGGTGCTTGGTGTCCCTGCGTCAAATTCTAGTCCTGCAGTGAAAGCGTTTGCAAATGTGCCGCTTGTGTAGCCTCCCACCTGCCATCCGCTAAAATACGCCCCCCACACGTTATCCGAAGCACGTCTTTGTTTGAGCAAAAGATTGGTGGCAGAGCTAGGCCCGAGCCCCGCCCACTCCAACAGATAATGCTCGTATGTCCCGTCGATGCCGGTCGTAAAATCAATCGCCGAAACCGGCGACGATACAGTCACGGAGCTGATCAGAACCGGCCCACTCTTCCCAAAAGTCCGAAACGACGAGCCATTGCAATGCACCATCAGCACCGCGCCAGCCTTCAAGGTCAGCGTGGTCGCGCCGTCAATCGTCTCGGAATTGTTCGGATCAATGGTAATGACACCACTGCCGATATTACGAACATAGCAATACCAGCCATCACCAAGCGTTGCGGCGGCAGTCAGGGCGAGCGTCCATGTGCTGCTACATGTGATTTCCAAACCGAAATCAGCCGCGACAGCCGTGTAGGCCGATGACTGGATGTTCGACCGCATCAATCGCGCTTCGCGGACCCGCAACGGCGACATGAACTTGGTGTTGTTCGTGCCAGCGCGGGCCTCTGCCTGAGGCGCGACAGTAGGTACATCACTGGTCATTGCCAGTGTGCCATCCTTGTCAGGAACGGTGATTGTGCGCGTGGTTTCAGTTGTTAAACCCGCCGTGGCAAAAGCCACCTGTTTCGTGGCGTCTGCATCATCATTCAACCGGAATACGTCTGTTCCAAATTCAGGCAGCGCCCAGCTTGCATTCGTGCCGTCAGTCGTGACAAACTTTCCGCCATTGCCAGCCTGCCCCGGCAGCGCCGAGCTGAATGCTGTTGCCGATATGTAATTCTTGATGGAAAGCGATGTCGCCAGTGTGGTTGCTGATGCGCTTGCAAACGTATCGTCGTTTTGCAAGGTGATAGCCGTTGGAACCGCCACGCCGCCCGACACATTGCCGAGAACTGTGTAATTGGCCTGTGTCGCCATTTTTGCCAGCGTCACCGCATTGTCTGCGAGCTTCGCCGTAGTGACATTCGCATCGAGGATTTTGGCGGTCGTGACGTTCGCATCGGCGATCTTTGCCGCGGTCACATTGCTGTCGGCAATCTTTGCGGTCGTGACATTGCTATCCGCGATTTTCGCGGTCGTCACATTCGCATCAAGGATTTTCGCCGTGGTCACCGCATCGCTTGCGATCTGGGCTGCAACAATCGTTCCCGATGCCGTTGCCAGATCGAGCTTGAAGCAATCCGTACCGTTTGAATAAACGAACCCGGAATAGCCCTGCGTGATCGTGACGGATGCTCCGGCCCCGCCGGTCACTTGGTACGTGACTGTAAAGGCCCCGGAGGTCGCATTGCGGACGTACCAAATGCGCCCGATAGAGGCGATGACACCAACAGTCAGATTGCCTGTCAGCGTCCCGGTAAAGACGTGAGCCGCCTTGTTGCTCTGTGCCTGGGTCAGCGTGACCGTGCCGGAGGTGGTAGATATCGTCTCGACATCACCAGCCGCCGAATTGAGCGCGTTAAAGTCAGCAATGACCTTATCGCCCCATGTGTCATAATCGCCGCCGACTGTGTAGTCACTTAGCGCCAGATTGTCAGCCATATGACTACCCCACCCATCTCATGAATTGGCCGCGATGGTCATCAATCTCGGCCTGCGTGTTGATGCTCGCGACGAAAGCAGCCATCCGCTGCATGGCTATCGTGTAGGCTTCCGTATTGCGCATCTGGTCATAGCCAGCCGCCAGACATGCGGCCCGCATCAGGTGCGGATAGCGTGTGGTCAGGAAGTTCGTGGGATTGGCCTCGGAAAGCAGCTCCGGGCTTTGATAAAACAGCACCCGCGCCGTGATCGCCGCATCGGCTTTCGTGTCGAACTGGAACAGCTCGCCAAACACCGAATAATAGCATGGCTTTCCCGTCGAGATCACGCCCGACGAATAGTCCCGCAGGTTTTCAAGTTCCGACCATTCCTTATGCTCAAGATCGGCATTGTTCGTCACGTCGCGCATGGAAAGCGAGGACAGATACCGATCAGGCAATGCCGCCGTCTCCGATCCCGATGTGATCGACACTGTTGCTGCCGCCTGCATTTCCCGAACCCGCAAGGTCTGGGAGATCAAGGCCTGCGCATCTTCAAGCGCCGCCTCGACATCCAGATGGCGATAGTTGATCCATTTGCGGATCGCGCCATCTTCGGTCTTTTCAGCCGTCAGGGTCGCGTAGGTCATCGCCATATCAGCCAGCCTTCACTTCGGATTCTTGCACCAGACCGGCGTCAATGGCCTTGCCGATCAGATCATCCGACCCGCTGGCGATCTTGCCAAGAACGGCCTTGCCGTAGCCGCGAACCTTCATCCAGTTGGTTTCTGCGCCGTCTTCACCGCGAAGCCATTTCAGAAGCTCCGCCTTCGGATCAACTTCGGGCTTGGCGTCTTCCTCAATGATCTCGGTCTTTTTGTCGCCGTTCGCATCAATCGTGACGACTTCCGACCTGACCTTTTCAGGCTTCGGGGCCTTGATCTCAATTGTCAGGATTTCACCCGTATCGATGTCAACAGGCTGGCCTGCGCCGTTGAAGTGATAGCCGATGCCGTCTTCCGCGACCTGGAACCACACCGCCCCGTTAAGAGGCGGCGTGACAGTTCCAGACGGTTTGTATTTGTCAAACCGGAGTTGCATCGGTCAGTCCTTCTTGCCGAGGGTGTCGGAAAGATTGGACATGCCGCCGCCCATTTTCATTTTGGCGGCGACTTCCTTACGGGCACCGCCCGAGTAGTCGGAGTGATCCATGCCGACAGGGGTGACAAGCGTCTGGCCATCGCCAATCGACTTCTTGACCGTGCCGGACATATTCGAGTTGGAGCGTTTCGGATCCATTTCATTCGTCCTTTTCAAACATGCGTGAGTGAGAACATTCGCCAGCTTCCCGGCGAACATCGCGTCGGTAGTTGTCAGAGGCACGGGAGATCACGCGATAGCCATCCTTCTGGATATCGCCAGTCTCGTTGCCTTTGTTCATGGGAGTAGCCCCCGCCCGGTTAGGACGGAGGCCGTAGAGTGTGACCTTCATAAGGTCAGTACCAGGACACGACGATGGTGACGTTCGCGATACCGGCAGGAATGCCGCCAGTAGGAGCGATGAAGGCCACCTCAACCTGCTCATCTTCCGGGAGATCCGGGTTAATGATCGCGTCAACGTCATCCGCCGAGGCGACAAACGTGTTAGTCGCAGCAGTCTCGCCAAGGTTTGCTTCCGCGTAAGCGTCAGCGTCCGAGCCAGTACCAATGCGAATGTATGCCGGCGTGGTGTCGGTGGTGAAGGTCTCGGTGGAATACGCGATGATATCCTCGATATAACCGCGCTTTCCCTTCGGACCCTTGATCGAGACAGCACCAGCCCCCGCACCGAAATCGTGCGAGGTGAAGGTGTGCGAGACAGTCAGTGGTGTTGCATAAGCCATGATGGTTCTCCTTATGCCGCGCTGTCGAACATCACGATGCGGGAGTTAGCCGCGTCGGGATGAGTGATGCCGAAACCGCACAGCGCATACCATGCAGCCCCGCGATCACGTCCGTAGTCTTCAGGGAGTTTCAAAAGTTCAGATAACGGCGCTACCCGTTACCCCGCTTTGCGAGCAATTGCTTTGTCCTCTCACTGTAGAGGACTTGCCGGATCTGGCTGTCTGTCAGGCCGTAGCGTTCCATAAGTTCTTTCATGGGAACGCCTGAATTACGAAGCTCGATGGCTTCGAACACAAGGGCTTCAGGATACTTGGTCCCGCCATGGACGCCGCTTAACGGCCCACCAGCAGTGCCTCGCTTTTTCCCCTTAAGGATTGTCGAGACGTGACCTTCGGAGATCTTGAACAGTGCCGCTATGGCCCGTCCAGTCATCCCCGCGTCCTTCATAGACCTTATGGCCTTGACTTCCTTGTCTGTCAGTTTTGACATTCCATTCGCTTCCCCAAGGCATTGTCTGCCTCTGGCAACCATATCCGCGATATTGTCGGCTTGGCTACCAAGGAGCAAATGCTCCGGGTTCAAACAAGATGGATTGTCGCAACGATGACGAACAACCATTCCTGTTGGGATCGGACCTTTGTGGATCAGGTAAGACGCCCTGTGGGCGTAGATGGGGGTATCACCCCATATTTCATGAACTCTGATCTGTCCGTAACCGTGGCTCTTGCCAAGGTTCCATTCCCAACAACCGTTAGCGGAAACTTCCCAGTTCTCGCTTAAGGCTCGCATCACTGCCCGCCGTTTCCGACGGGATCGGACTATATCATCACCCCACATTTCTGTGGGGGCCGGGCGCTTCGGGTCCGCTTGGACCCTATAGGGTAATCCCCTAGTCTCTGAACGTTCCGCTTTCGCGGCTTCGCTGCTGATTGGCATAGACATATCTCCAAGAAGCTAAACTCCCTGAATATAACATGCCCTTAGCTTTCCAGCAATTCACCCAGTTTTACACATGCGTTACCGCATGAGGTGCCAAACTTCCTTAATGGAGAGTTGCTCTAGCACGGATTTCTTCGGGAACGACCGATGCCTCAGTGACAGGATCGTCACCAAAGAACATGGCCCACGATGCCTTGCCGTTGTCCCATGCGTCTGCCGTGTCGGTGTACGCGTCAAACGTGGTGGAATCGGCAGCGCCGCCCTTCGGGATCATGCTCTGCTCTACGAAAGTGGTGTCTTCGTAGCGTCCGACTTCGCCGAACTTGATGTAGCCCAGGCCGGTGTCCGTGTACTGGTGAACAGATTCCAGGCTGTTCTTGATGCCGCGCATGTTGGTGACATCGGTGACACAGAAGTAACCGTCATTGTCGCGGTGAGGCGGAATGCTGGCTTCCTTCATGTAGTCCACGATGGCCTTCACATGGCCGGTGCCGAGAGCAACGTCATTGGTTGCCGCAGCAGTGCTGTTCGTGGTCACAGTAACAGCCGTGGTGGACGTACCCGAGGTGGGAACGGCACGAACGACAGTCTGCTTGAACTGCAAGAAGGTTTCGACATCGAACTGGGTTGCTGCCATGTACGACAGGCCAGACTGAATAATGCCTTCCCAGTCTTCCTTGGAGAGAAGCTGAGCCTTCTGGGTGTGCTCGATGGCACCGCCCATTTCCACAACGGTCAACGACCGCTGGAGCTTGGTCAGCGTCTCGGAGGGGACGCGGGTGTTCTCCTGCAAGCGGTAGTTCTTGCGCGGGGGCTTGGAGTACACATTCCAGTAGAATGTATCACCAGCACGAGGCTGAGCCCCACCGCTGCCGCCACCATCCGCAAGAGTTGCGAACTGACGGAATTTTGCCTTCGGGCGAAGGCTTTCACGGAGCATATTCGAAACCTGATTGGAGTGAATATATCCGTCCTGCTGGTCCCATGTAATTTGCGACATGGTTTTAACCTTTCACAGTTGGAAAGGTCGAGCCGCTACCTGTTGCCGACTGGTCGCCCACGCCGCTTGTTGCGTTCCTCGGCACGAACACGGGCTGCGCGTTCTTCCGGGGTTTCAACTTTTCGAGGCGTGTCCGATTGCTGGCGAGGCATATTTGCCCGACCGGGTTGATTGCGAATTTCGTCTTTTCGACCAGACCGATCGACAGACGGGGTTCGCGCTTCACCATTCACATCCGGGCTGCTGTGTTCTCCGGTGGGTATCGGCTGGGTGGTGCCTGAAAACCTTGAAGCGACGTTTGTTGCGACCGCGCGAATGACTTCGCTTGGACGCGGCAGTTTGTACCCCTTGAAGGTCATGTCCTTATAGAGGTGCATGAGTTCCGGGCCGCGAGCCTGCGCAAGGTAATCGGGTGTGATCCCGCTTTGCGCAAATGCTGCCTGGACTTGCGGGCCTGCGTCATCAATCGCCTTGGCAATCAATGTGCGATAACCCGCATCGTAGTAAGCAGGCATGGATTCCCTGACAAAGGGATCGGCCATTGCCTGCGGTGCCTGTTCGCCAATGATCCGCTGGGCTTCGCTCAAGCCAGTCTGCACATCATTTACGAAAACCTGTTCCCGCCGTTGCGTCTCGCGGGCTTCAATCTGTTGTGTCGTGGCAATCTCGGCCTGGGCGTCAAACATTTCTGCCTGAGCCTGTGCGAGCTTGTCCCGAGCGCCTTCCTTGCCGTATTCGAAATCTTCGAGCGCCTGATTGTATGCCTCACGGGCAAGATCAAGACGGGATTTCTCGGCCTCCGGTTCCGGCCCCGGCGCTGTCTGCAAAGCCTGCTGTTGTGGCTGCTGCTTTGGCGCGCTGTTGACCTGTTCCTTGAGTTCGGCCAGTTCCCTCGCGTATTCACGACGGGCCATGACCATCTGAGCGTGGCGGTTCTTTTCCTTTTCAGGCATTGCCGCCAGATCGTCGTCGTCAAAGTCTTCCCGCAACAGTTCATTGCGGTCCTTGACCGTCATCCGGTACGGCTGTTTGCGGACCTTGAGATCCACATAGTCATCGTCTTTCGGTGCCGGTGCAGGATCTTCCTCTTTCTGAGGGCGAGCAATGGCCGCGTCAGCCTGTTCCTGCTCCTGCTTGCGCCGTTCATTGGCGCGCTCTACGATTTCTCGCTCTTTGGCTTGTCTGGGGTCTTCTTTGACCTTCGGTGCATCATCCACATCGGTATCAGTGGCAGGTGAGCCATCATCCACGTCCGGGGTGAAGTTCTGATCTGCTGCATCGGGACCCGGAGCGCGGCGTTGTTCGGCTTTCGGATCAATATCTGCCTCGGTGTCGGCAGGATTTACATAAGACATGATTTACCTTTCAAGGTTGGCGACGAATTCGTAATCTTCGTCAGTGAGTTCGGGCTGATCGCCCTCTTGATTGACTTCCGCAACTTCCGACGAAACCCGGTATTGTGAGAGGATCGTCATCAGGTGTGTGTATCGTCTGACCTCGCCTTGCAGCCTCGCTACCAGTGCGGTGTCGGATGGATCGCAACAAACAAGGTCTGTCATTGCCGCATGGGCCGTGCCACGCAGTTCAAGAAGCATCCGGGTGAATGGGCCTCTTGACCGCAGATCGCCGCGTATGGCCTCCCAGGCGGCTGCTACGTCATATTCAGGCGAATAGGTTTCGTCCCTCGCCGCGATGTCCGCCAGCGAGCCGTCAAAATCATCATCGATCATGCGTTAGAAAAACCTCGGGAGAATTGGAGCTTCCATGCGCTTCATGCGGATGTCGTGCATCTGGTCTGATTGCTGTTCGCGGCGGGCTTCCTCGAACTCCTTGACTGCCAGAGCCGCCTCAAGCTGGCGATCCTTTTCGTCGTCGGCCAGATCCATCTGCTTCATGGCAATCTTTGCCTGATGGCCCTTTTTGAGGTCCGCGTTTTCTTGCTCAAGCTGCTGGACCTTTTTCTGGACTTCGCCCATCAGCTTCTTGACCTGATCGACCGGAACCGAATTGTCATCAGCTTCCTTGACCTTGATGAAGCGATCCGCACCGTTCTTGTAGCCAACCAGCGCGAAAATCTCGTTTAGATTTTCCTCAAACTCGACTTCCAGACGGTTGTCCTTCATACCCATAGCGATCAGCGGCCCGGCGACATCCCATGCCGTCTTGAACCGCATCAGCTTTGCGACAGGATCAGCCGTGCCAACGCCCACATTGACCATAACTGACACTTGAGCCTCAAGAAGCTCGTCGGTGACTTCACTGATCCCAAATTTCTCGAACACCTTGGCGCGCTTGCCGCATACAGCCAGAAGCGTTGCGTCATCCTCGTAATACTGCTCAAGAGCGACCAGTTGCGAGATAACCGGCTCCACCCATGTTTCGATGAAGATCGACAGTTTCAATTCAGACAGAGCATTGGCGTTTTGCGAAATCATCGCCATGCCGCCGACCGTCTCGCCCAACTGGCGATTTGACTGCACAGAGCCTTGTGAGAACACACCCGCCAGCTCGTCAAAGTCGTTACCCAGCACGTTCAAGTCGCGGATGCTGTCTGGTCCAGGCCCCGGAGCGCGGTCATAGCGCACGTCGTTGTCGTCGCGGATCAGGATCAGGTGTGAGGCGTCCTGCCGCTGCACCGCCTTCAAATCGATGTTCTTGCCAGCTTTGACAAGAGCGGTCGGGAAAATGCCCTTGCGCATTGCGTCCATGCGAAGGTTTGTCGTTTCGTTGATCTCGTTCTGCGCCGACTGCCACGAATAGACATCACTCTCGGGATACAGCACAAAAGGGTCAATCAGGTCAGTGCCGATCACATAGGGGCGCTGGCCCCGGAATGCCGGATAGACTTCTTCAACTGGCGTCGGGTCAGACAGGATCGCCTTATCGGCCAGCGTCCAGCAATGATAATCCTTGCCGCCTTCGCGCCAGAAGTTCTCCCAGACATCAAGAACCTGCCCCGACCACTGGCTTTGATCGCCGATGGTTGACGCCTTCTTACTGGTCTTCGAAGTGGTTGCCGCATCGCCCTCACGGGCAGTGTGCAGACCCTGAAGATCGTCTTCGGAGAAGACCGCCGTTCCCATGATTTCATCAGACACGTCACGCCACTTGACCGGCGAACCGCCGTCATCATCATCCATCATGGTCAGAAGGTCATCGGCGAACATCGGGTGCTGCACGATCAGGTCAGGACTGGACTGGATAGGATCGATCCAATCAGCGCCAGGATTGATCAGGACCATTTCAAGCGGGATCAGCTCGATAACCGGCTTGTCTTCAACCACATCGATAATCTCGACGGTTTCCGTTACCGTTTCCATAAAAGGCTGACCAGTCAGGAAGTCGATAACCGCTGTGCCGTCCGCAGTCATGGCTGGGCGATCTTCCGTCTGTTCCTCATATCGTGAAACAGTGCGATAGCGCCAATACTGCTTGGAACAGCACATGCCCATCACCGAAGCCTGTTGACGAGCGGCAAGCGTGGTGCGCATGAGCGGCAAGCCGTGCTTGTGCGTCTTGTTCCCGGCCCGGTAATTCAGGATTTCCTTCTGCATCGCAGCATTAGCGCGCTGCACCGGATCGGATTCATCGTTGGCATTTGTCGAGATGACATCAGCCGTCGAGAACAGGGCCGACTGGCAGGCAAGCAGCGTCTTGAGTACCGATACCCGGCTCTTGGGCTTGAAATAGCTTGCGCGGCCCTTGTACAGGTCTTTGTGATAGCGCGACCGGGGATGGTGGCGCGACCGGAATGCAGCTTCCGATTCTTCCCAACGCTTGACGGCTGCGATCTGCTGATAATTACGTGCGCGGCGCTTGGCCTCGCCCAGGTATTTCAGAACCTCAGCATCGGAGAATTCGGGGCTTTCGCCTTCCATGCCGTAATCGTCCGCGTCATCCGGTTCCTCGCCAATTCCAGGCATGGATGAACCGCCGCCGATCTTATCGGGATCGAGCTTGGGCTCTAGCGGATCGCGGTTTTCGTTTATCGACATGCAAATGCCTCTTTGGCCGTGGCCTTGGCGTCTTCATACTGCTGGTAGTCTTCAAGCGCCTTGCGTGGCAGGTTGGCCCGCTCAAGCATTTCACCAGCAACACGGATCAGCGCCTTTTCCATGTCAGGTTCTCCGGGGTGGATGAACATGCAGGCTTGGTTCTCAGCCATCAGGGAATGGTCAACCCTGATCCATTTCTGGTCTGTGTTGAATTCCACCATGAACAGGTGCGACGGGTATGCTTTCCACAGGACGTTGCGCGCCCACTGCTCGATATGTTTTTTCAATTCGCGCTCTTTGGCGATGTGGGCGGGGAGGATCAGGCCGGTCATCTATTCATCCGCCTGATAAACATTATCCCGGTGGTCCTCGAACTTGCGCCCCGTGAACTTGTACGCCGGGAGATAATTGCGATCACGCAGCCATTCAGGGTCAACGCGACGGCAGATTTCCTCAAGCGTTTCTTCTTTCGTGCGGACAGTTGCGGTCATGACCAGATATCCATTTCGTTCAATGCCGCCGCCTCGTTCATTTCCTTGTTCGATACAGACTGAATCGTCAGGTCATAGACCCGGCTTGCCGCATCGCTGAAATCGTCATGGCTGGCGTTTGGGAAGTCTTTCAGCTCGTTGATCAACGTCTGAGTGATGTCGTAAAGCTGTCCGTTTTCATCCCGGCGCTTGATGGCCTGCGCTACCCGCCACGCTTCCCCACCGTCCGTAACCCGCCGCATGGCGCTCGTGGGGCCTCGTGAGCGCGTGTAGCTGATGCCGTGGTCCTCTGCCGACCAGTAGCACTCTCCGCCTTCCTCTTGCCGCCATATGACCGCAGGAAGAAAGAACCGTGAGCCTTTGAAATCCGGTTCGAGGCGTTGAATGCGATCCTCTTTCGCGTGACCGCCCGAGCGAGGCCAGTTGATTTCCTCAATCGGGAAATGTGCGCCTTCAATCTCCTGCCGTTCCCGGATATAGGCGAGGTCCGATTGCATCCCGTATTTCTCGTAGCCGACAGCGACATATGCGACACCCGGAGCCCGTTGCCACCGCTGGTGAAGTGTCTTGAGCGCCGTCCAGCGTTCCGAAAGGCTCATCCGGTGGCAATAACCATCCAGAAGGTACTTGTTGCCGCCTGCGTCGATCCCGATCACCGCCATGGCCGTCCGGTCCGATGTCTTGCTTGCGCCTTCGGATGGGTCAACCAGAATAGCGATTGTCAGCGTCCGGGGCCTTACCTCGTAGCTGTTGAACGCCGACATCGGGAACGCCGGGTTCATGCTCAGTCGTGGGTCTTGCATGTACTGGCTGGCGAATGTCTTTCCGTCCCGCCTCAGTACGTCGATCTGTGAAAGGCTGTGTTTGGCTTCCCAGAGTGGGCCGGGTTCCAAATTATGCCCGATTTCAATCCCGTGCGTGTATTCGGTCGGATAGGTGTAATCCTCGTCAATCAGCACCGGCAGATTGAGATGGTGCCAGTGATCGCCAGACCCGCCCCGCAACAGGTATCCGGCCAAATCGTTGTTGTGGACCCGCTGCATGATGACAATCATGGGGGTGTTTTCGTCGGCGCGGCGTGAGCGGATCGTGCTTGTGAACCGCTCGTTAATGAATTCCCGCTTTGTCTCGGAACTCGCATCATCGGGCTTGAGAGCATCGTCAACGATCAGAGCGCCGGTAAAGCCCTCTTCCATCAAGCCCGCGCCAAAGCCGGTCACCTGGCCCCCCGCCGATGTGGCGCGAAACTCCCCGCCCTTGTCCGTTTCCCATAGGGCCTTGCCCGAGCTATCCGACCGCAGCGCCATCGGCCACAGCGCTTGATATTCCGGCGATGCGATAACGTCCTTCGTGTCCGCCGAGTTCTTCATCACCAGGTCTTGCGCGTAAGACAGGTGGATGAACTTCGAGCGCGGGTTGATCGCCATTCCACGGGCAACCAGCATCACAACCGCAAAGATCGTCTTTGTGTAGCGAGGCGGCACCGAGATTATCAGATGCTTGATCTCGCCTGAGATTACCTTGTCTAGCGCCGACCCCATCAGGGCGTGGTGTCGGCCAACCAGCATCGGGGCGTTTGTTACCGCCCGATAGAAAAACTTCGAGAACTCCAGATGGTCGCGGAGAAGAACCTCACGAACCACAGCGCATTCAGCGGGGGTGAAGTCCTTCAGCAGGCCGGGGTTGATCACTCAAAGCCCCTTTAGCTTTGCAATCGCGCTTTCGATGTCTTTCGGGTCAACCGTGTGCGTCGTGCGGGTTTCGATGGGCCCACCGTTCGGGCCGGTCTGTTCTTGGACGATCTTGTCACCGTAGACCTTGGGACGTAGCTTTCCGGCGATCCACTTGCGCGCGTCAATGCGGAGCTGCGAGCGGCGAACGTGGTCACCGTTCATCTGCCAGCCGATGTTTTCCCCGTCGCCGTTCCTGCGCTCCATCCAGTCGTTTGAAGCGTCGTCTGCAATGTCGATCATTTCATCGAAGATCGTGTCGGCCTGTATTTCCCTTGCCCGCGCATATTGGTCGCTAAACTCAGGCTTTGCGGCCAACCACCTAAATACGGTCGCCTTGTTTGGCATGTCCTCATTGATGCAAATCGTTCTGAGGCTTTCCCCGTCTGCGATGCGCTCGCATATCGTGTCGGCAAGTTCTTGCGTGAACGAACTTGGTCGCCCTGGTGTCAGCGCCATGTGTTGCGCCTTCCTTGGTTATTCCGGCTATCCGTATTGCTCTAGCTGGTATGCGTGGTGCCTGAGAATGGAAGCAACGCCTTCCGGGTCGTTCACATCGAGCATTGCTGAAATGACGGCCTCTAGCATGAGCATGTTGCGGTGGTGCAGATGGACTGCGACGGCATGATCTGCCTGTTCTGTGAGTGCCTGGATGGCGGGGTCTAGTTTATCGTTCATCGCTTGATTGATCTTGCCTTGACGCGAAAGCGGGGCTTTTGAAACCAGACGAACCCGACAGGCCAGACAAACTCGACGTCATCCACCTCGCAGGTGTCACGCATCGGGCGCTCGTACCAGTCAGGTTCCGTCATGCCCTCTTGCACTCACTGGCGGAGAACCACTGATCATTGACGCGGATCATATGCTGGCCTGTCTTGGTGCTGTTGCGCTGGACAGTGCCGGTTGTTCCGTCAGGCGTGGTGATCTGTGTGCCGAGCTTGAGCATGGTGTCTCCGGTGATGTGTGAAGTTGCGAGGGATTATTCGTCCCATACGCTGCATATAACCGTCGCGATGTTGAGCCTGGGCATGACGCCCTCGACGGAGTTGCATGTCGGGCATGGAGCCCCGGCCCCGCAATCACAGGCGTCGTCTCGCTTGCTGCCACCATCGCGCCATGGGCGGTCGTTGTGGTTTTCGCAGACGAACCCGATGCTATCGCAGACAGAGCACTCGACTATGGTGTTGCCCATTGGGTGCCCCTTAATGTGGCGAGGTTGCCCGCCATCACCTGCTATTGAGCTACTAGGCTTCTGAGGGTGCCCAGGGGGCGGGCAATGGGTACAGGACGGGCCAGGCTTGATACTGGCTTTGGCATACTAGCCACCCGGTTGCCGTCGCGCCCGGTGGTGTTAGCTCTCTGTCAGCTTATGGTCGCGGTTTCCCTAACCATATCTCGCGCTTCCTTCAGCGCCGCCGTCCTGATCTGTATTGCCCTGTAGGGGCGGATGAATGAAGCAAGGCATTCGCGCCTTGAGCCTGCCGACACGCGACAGGTGGGTGATGATTACCGGCCCAGAGGCGCGTCGTTGAGAGGCGGGGCCGGAGACTTGACACCGATGGTGCGCAGTGCTGCGTCCGGTGCCAAGGTTGATCGTTGCCGTTTCCGGCGAATTGGTTGCCCGTGTATTCGGCCCCATCGGGCAGGGCTTGAAAATGCAGTAGCACCGCGCGGCAAACCGAACGGCGTTTGCAGGTGGTGAAATCCTGCCAGTCAGGCGGGGGAAAGCGGCCCACGTCGCCAAATCACCTATAAGCACAATTTAGGCCACATCTTCGATATCGTCAACTGACAGTTCGATTTTTCCCAGCTTGTCAATAATTGCCCTTATGGTCTGCCTGCCCGTGACCGACAGGACCGTGAAGTCCAAGCCCCCTAGCCGCTTGTGGTAAACATGATGACGCGAGCCTTCGATATATTTCCGGCCAAGGCGCTTCTTAGGTGGATCGACACGGTGGGCGCGGGCGCGTTCGTACTCCACATAGCACTCCCATTCGACCATGCGCAGGCGATGGATATCCAAGGCCGGGATGCGCACGTTCTCATGACCGCAGCGCAGGATATCAATCACGCCGTCTGCAAATTGGAGTGCCTGCCAATCTCTGACATTGCGCACGAACACATATCCTGGAAGGATCGGCTCTCGTTCTGTGACCCAGACACCACGCTTGCGACGGTGAGGAAACTCCTTGCTGGCCATGGGAAGGAAATACTCAAGATCGAGCGCGTCCAGAGCCACCTCGATATTCGTCCGATGATCAATATCGGGCAGCAGAAATTGATACGATCCGCCCTTGGGGCCATGGAATATCATGCGCTGGTTGGCTACGCGCGTGGCATGACCGGAGATCCGCGCTGCGTACCAATATGGATTTGTCCACTCTGTCATGTGCGTTTTGCCCCGCGTTGGTTCATGTGCGCTTGCGCTTGAGTGCTTTCATGAATCCATCCCCGCAAGTTCCTTGATATATTGGTTGAGCCGACGCCTGGAATAGAACACGTCGCGCTCTTCGGCCTGCTGTTTGGCGTACCTGCTCATTCTGGAATATTTGCCGCTTTCAGACATGGACCGAAGCCCGCTGGTCTCGATCTCAAAGCCTACCCGTCGCGCATCGCTGTCTATCCGACGTTCTTCAAGCTCTTCTTCAGTGAGTTGGCCTGTCAGGCGGCGTCTGAGTTTTGCAACCTGTTCGAGCAGATATGATTTGTGGCTACTGCTCACCATCGCCTCTGTTTCCGGTGAGGATGGCGGGTACGTGATACCATTCGCGGCCATGCCGCCCGACATAGACTTTGACGCCGCCGTAACCGCCTGCTTTGCCGCTCTGGGACCAGCCACGACAGCTCCACCCATGATTCCGAGAAAGCCGCGTCTTTTCATTCCGTCACCCATCCTTTCAGGTCTGCAACGCTTGGGTCATTTGATGCAATAAGGGCGTCGATCCGGGCGATGGCATTTAAAGCCGTGGAATGGTCACGCCCGCCGAAATGCCTGCCGATCTGGGGGTATGAAAGCATGGTCAGCTTTTTCACAACCCAAATCATCTTGTGACGCAAAAGGACCAATGCCCGCGTCCGTCGCTCACTGCGAATGTCAATCTTGCTCACGCCATAATGATCGCACATTTTCGTAATAATATCATCAGCATAAACGCGATTCCCCCCGGAATCGTTGTAGGCTCCGAGCTTGTACTCCAGATCCGAAACCTGCTTCCCGAGCCGCGCGCATTCCGACTTGTACCAGGCATAGACATGGGCATCGTGCTGGATAGGGCCTTTGGGGAGAACAGGTTGCACAAGCTTGAACACAACGGCAGGCTTCTGCGGCTCGGGTGTCGGCGCGGGATCGGAAAGAACCTTGCGCGGTGGGGAGCCGTAAAGCTTCGCCTTGATAGCTGCCGCCCGATGCGGAGTAGTCGTCGGGGAAACATCAATCAGGCCCATCACCCTGCCCTCCCCGTAAGCTTGGCGACATGGGCAGCGCGTTCTGCCTCGCTGGGACGGGACGGGGCCATATGGACTACGTTATCGGGTCTTGTGGACTGGATCATCGGGTGGCCTCCTGCGGCTTCTTGTGCGAAGCGACGATTTTCTTGACCTGCTCAAAATGGGCGGATCGTTCTTCCTTGGTCAGGCTCCACAACCAGTTCTCGTAGGTTTGGGCCTTGGGCTTCATCTTCACCGCGGATTTCATGCCTTGCCCCCTTCGATTGCGACGAACTTGCCACTCATGCCGATCTCGCGAAGGTTCTTGGCGGCGAGGAGTTGCCGGATCTCATTCCTTCGCCGGATCTCCGCGCAAAGCTCGGCTGTGGAAGGAACAAAGGATCGGTTCTCATGCCCCTGCCCGCCCTGCATGATGCGCCTGATTGCGTCGGCAACGTCGCCAAGATCGAATTCCTCGACCGTGAAAACGTAAGCTTCCATCTGTGCATCAACGTCCGCGACCGGCGACTGAGGGAAGGAGTTGAACATCATCGCCAAGAGTTTGGCCGTCTGAATTTTGTCCTGCTTGTTCATGTCTCTGTTCCAATCTTTCGATGTACCCTTGGGCTGCATCCACTGCCGTTCGAACCTTCACAAACCCGGTTTTTTTTCGCGCCTCGGGCGCTTTAAAACCGTTAGGTTTTATTGGTTCTGGTTCTGGTTCTGGATAGCATTGCGTTCGCATTGCGTTCGCATCACCCTTTTTTGTTTGTTTCCAACGGCTTGCGGCGGAGTCCCTTGCTTTGGCCGTTTTTTCGGTCGTTTTCGCGCGCTCTTTTTGGAGCCGCTTTTGCACCCATATTTTCTTGCGCTTGTTGAGGGTCCAGAAGCCCATGACGATAGGTTTCATCTCTGCCCATTGCGGGCCGGTGACGCCTGAAAAGCGGGCAAGCATCTGGTCGTCATCTGGGAGATCGCAATTCGGTCTGCGCCATGCCTGGATAAGCAAAAGCAAATACGCACCATGCTCGACCGTGGTCAGGTGCGTCGTGTCACCAAGGTAGGCGTCCGTCCAGAAAGGCATGTAGGGAAATTCAGCCAAGTACCGTCACCCCGCAAAATCGGGTTTGCTCTTGACGGCAGATGTGATAAAAACTAGGGCCTATTTCAGCCATGCGCGCCTCCTGCTTAGGTGCGTTTCGGTTAGGGCTGATGAGGTGTTTCCAGCACCAAATCAGCCCGTTCTCTATAGCACATTTTGCCAATGGATTCAAAGCGTTCATCCGCTTTTCCTCGCAAGCATTTCTTCGTAGGATTTGCAAAAGTACGTGAGGAACGCCAGATCCCGGCGCTTCTGCTCAACCTCGAATTCAGGACGTGCCCGCTTGCCGGTGGAGAACTCGTCAAGCCACTTCTGCTTGCCGTGCAACTGGCCTAGGAGCCATTCGTAGCTCTCCTGGGGAGTGGGGCGGAAGTCGTTCATGCGGCTGACAGCTCGATATGAACGCCGGCCACATCATCGGCCCATTCGGCATAGACGCTTTCGGCCAGGCTATCGTCCGAAACAGTTCCAGCCTTCACCAGCGCGTCACTGAGGGGCTTGATGAGATTATCGATGTCTCTGGCCCGCTTGCTTCTCCAGTGGCGTTGTGCGCGAACCTTGAGCCGATATGGACCGGACAATGTGCCCTTGCGCTGCGCTGCTATTTCCCACACTGCTGCCGCGCGCCATTTGGAATAGGCGTCTGTCTTGGCGCTCATGACGCGACCATCCTTGATGAAGGATTTGCGCAACCCGTTGGCCGATGGCGGCAGGTCAGTCAGTGTGATCGTGATGCTCATGCTATTCCTCGTTCCGGTTTTCATCCGTGAGGGTTTCCGGTTCCCGCGTGTCCCACAAAGCGCATGAGAGGTTTCGAGGCCCGCGCCTTGTGTCGAATGTCATGGGTTGCTCTTGAGGGTGGCCAGCGCCTTATCTCGGCACTCAAGCCAGCGGGCGTCATCCTCTGGGTTCACGCCCTCAAATGGATATTCGCCGTTGTAACCTTCGCCGCTATCGAGGAAGCCGATCAGGTATGCTTGGTTGATTGTCGCATCCCTTTCCGCCTCCGCCTTCACTAGGCGGGCTACAAGGTCGGAGACGTAGGAGGCGATGACCTCAATTCCCTTACCGTTCATTTCGTCCGATAAGGCCGCCGCGAGTGCTTT